TAAATTTGCAGTGGGCCGTTTTCAATGTCAATAGGTGTAGTAGTGTTAATAGTTCCGTTATTTCTAACAGAACCATACACTTGATTCATTTCAGCATTTTCAATCTTATTGCCATTGAAATTGTTATCAGCGTTCAATTTGGCTGTGTTGGTCTGCAAGTCGGTAATTTCAGACTTGGCTGTGTTCAGCCCTGTTTTAATATTTGTAAAGTTATCTCTAAAGCCTTGACTGTTATTGTCTTGCCCAGCAATTGGGAACGCTCCGTCGATATTTGTTGTTGTTATTGCACTGGTCATATGGTTACCCTGTCATCTTTAAATACTAGATATTTATCGTCACCCGAACCGGTCACGGAATCTATTATATATCTATCTACTGTATAGTCCAAATCTTTGAAATCAAACCCACTAAACTTGATGTTTAATAAAACGTCTGCACTAGTTCCTGGTTTGCAGTAGCAAATTGGCACTGCTAGTACAAATCCAAGTTCTTGTTTAGATTCGTCTTGAATACTGCGCATCCAAAGTGGCAAATAGTTACGTTCAGTTGAGCCCACTGTGGCCAACTGTTTCCTCCATAAACTAATTGAGCTGGGAAAACGCTTTGTTGGATTACTATCACTGACCAATAAATTGGTTTGGTCAATGGTTATTCTGTTATCTGGTCTAGGAGCAAATGGTTCAGTTCGTTGTAACAGTGTTGGATTTTCACGACCTGCCCATAAAGAGTTACTGGAATCAACTGTGATTGTCTTTGGATCTTTTGCCAATCCTTTTAAACTTGCATTTAAATATGTTTTACCTTTTTCTAAAGGATCTATCATTTCAACATAAATGATTTCGTAAACCACATCGTTAGTACCAGTGATTTTTGCCTTGGCAACTTTGATATCACCGAACACAAATCGTTTCTTTTTATGATTCAATCCCATAGCTGAAACATATTGTCCAGCAGTTTTTGTTTCTATACCACTATACACAGTCATGGTCAAATCACGCTGTATACCAAAGTTGAGATCATTGGGTCTGTAGATACTACTTGCTGGAAAGGTATTACTGTTATTTAAAAATGCGTTTAACTTACTACGTTTTTCTCTAGTCATAAATGTTCGTGCTACAATATTACTGTACAATCTATCATTAGGTGTATCGACATCTAAAATAAACGTTCTAGTAATACTGCTGTAGCCAAACTGATCTTGTGCTTTGATTGTAAATGTATATTTTTTATCAACAGTGGTTGTGCCGCCGTCAAATGTTTGATTAGTGTACGGGCCATCTGAAAATGTAACAATACCAGGAGTATTTAAAGTCCCGTATTGATTTACTTTTCCAGTAATTTCACCATCCAATTGTAAATCTAATCCTGGTGGCAAACTGCCACTTAATAATGAATACACAACTGTTGCACCTTCAATAATGCTTGTGGCACTTACTCTTAAATTGCTAATAAAGTTTGCATCAATCGCGCCAAGGTATTCGTTGCTGTCCCAAGTAAGTACGCTGTCAACATCGCCCAATGTTCTAAGTGTAAAGGTACGTTTTGCATAGGCTATTTCGTTGTTGAGTCCAAAGCGTGTGGCCGTTACAGTAAATTTGTAAGTTTCAGTGACTGTGGGTTGATAGGGAACAACACCAAATAATTCTGATGTAACTAGGTCTAATGTTAAACCTGGTGGTAGTGTACTAGCTGTTGTATCTGGATTCAGTGTGTCCAACGTGTATACAATTGGTCCTAATTCAACAGCATCATAACAATCTAAAATAATTGTCAAATAATTGTTTGCTCTATGTAGTCCTAAGTTTTCAGGAGTTAACCATACTGGGTTATGTAGATATGAACCATCAACAGTGAATACACCACTGGATGCAAATGCTATTGTGTTGTCTGCACGTAAAAAATCTTCACCAACAACATATATTTTAAATTTGCGTTTGCTAACAGTGTCTCCATCGCTAACTGACACGATAAATTCATAATTTCTGTTTAATTTTTTAGGTGCTTTGGCTGGTATAAAATAATCATAAAATACAGTGTCGTATCCAAAACTTTCGTAGCCATTGTCAGGTCTAACACCAAAGTCATATCCAGCTACGTCAAACAAGTCATTACCATAATTTCCATTACCAACAATGGATTCTGATATGGCAAATAGTGGTTTAATTAAGCCAACAATTTTACCATCTTCAGTTAGTGTTAGTCCTGGTGGTAAATCGCCATCTCCACTGGAAATAAAATATTTTAAAACTTGTCCAGCAGTGGTATCAGTGTCCGTAACGCTTATTTGAAAATTAACAAAACTTGAATCTAAAACAAAATATAAACTATTTGTTCCTACAGGCAACGAGCCTTCGGTAGTATTGAATACTGGAACGTCTGCGCCTTCTACAGTGATCTTAAATGTTCTATCAGAAATTTCATTGTTTAGTGTTGCTCTAATACAAAAGTTAAATTCAGTTGTTCTTGGAACTTCAAATGCTGTTCCTACAATGTTGCTATTAATAATGCGTAATCCTGTAGGCAGTTGTCCTGATATTACTTTAAATTGTGGAGAGTTGTTATTTGTAGGCAAGGGCAGATTAATAATAGCACCTTCTTGTATAGTGCCAAATGTATACCCTGATCTTTCAGTCCAAATGTTTAACATGCCTTGTCCTCGATATAATATTTATCAAGGGCCAGTATATTAATTTAGGTCAACCCAAGCGGCTCCAGTATAACCTTGAAATTTAGTTCCTGTAGTATTAAACACAATCATACCTGCTGTTGGACTAGTAATTGCGGAGTCACGTGCTGTTGCATCGGCATAAACAGCTAGTTTTACTGGCACTGCGCTAGTCACTGCTGTTGAACTTACTGTTAATCCTACTGCTTGAGTGCCTGCTGAGTTGGTAGTTAAGAACTCTAACTTTCCAGGCACTACACCTGTGGATACTGCACCATCAACTATTGATCGTATTTTATTTGCACTAAATCCATTAGCGCCGTCAAACCCAACAAAATCAAACGTAGTAATTTCGTCACCACTTACTGAAGCAGTTGGCGCCAATGGATTGCCTCTACTTCTTACAAACGTAAAAGGTGCACCGGTAACTGTATTTGCTGAAGATGTTAATGTGCCAGTTACAAATGTTGGTGATAGTGATGCGCTATTACTTGCTTGGAATGAAACTAATGATGATTTATTTGCTGTTGAATTAAAAATACTAATACCAGGTACTGTTGGGTTCAAACCAAATACAGCACCCTCAGCAAGCACATTTGACCTAACTAACAAACTGCCAGTTCCTGCAGGGCTTACTTCAACGTTTTCGTTACTGGTCAACCCCTCAATGATATTTTCAGTTATTTTAATTCTTTGATTATTAAACGTGCCAGTAACATTTATATCCACTGTAGATAATGTTGTTGCTGTTACTGATGCTAGACCAGTTATATTAGTAACTGTACTGCCCAAGCTAATTGCTGTAGTGCCAATAGTTAGTGAACTATTGGCCAGTTTAGCATTTGCAATACTACCGGCAAGCATGGTATTAGTAACTGTGCCTGTATCAGTAGTATAAACACCATTTGTTACAGATCCTGCGGTTCCCGCACTTCCACTAACATTACCTGTTACATTGCCAGTCAACGCACCAGTTAATGTTGTGGCAGTTAAATTACCAACAACATTTACTTTGCCAGTGCCAGCTGGGTCAATGTTAATATCTTCGTTGCTGTTAAGACTGGTTATGTTGTTTTGGAATAAACGTAAATTACCGTTGTTAAGTTCTTGAGGAGCAGCCGCAATGGTCAGTGTGCCAGTGTTGGCATCAGTGATCAATGAAATGTTTGCACCAGCAACAATAGTCAGTGCCTCATTGACGCCAGTTGATCTAATGGTGCTTTGACCGCTGACCGCAACTGATCCAAAATAGCCAATGCTAGTCCCGCCAGTTGTAGTGCCGTCTCCAACGTGTAATTTTTTATTGTCTGTGCTGTACAGCAACTCACCGATAAGAGGTGTGTTTGGGCCACTAAGTGCTTGTCGTTGTGTATCAGTACCGCGTCTAATTTGTAATGCCATTATTTTCCCCTAATCCTTAAAATGACCCAAGGTCAATCATTCCTGTAAACGTATTTGGCTCAGTAAAGGTGCCGTAATCAACACCACTTGTAGCACTCATTGTTCTAATGTCAATGCCATATATTGTGGCTTCGATATTTCCACCGCCAATGATATTATTGCCATTCATATTTAAATTGCCACCTAAACTTGGACTTGTTTCACTGGATAAATTTCCTGATCCGTTAATGGTAACGGACGTTCCATTGGAACTCAATGTAATATTTGACCCGCCAATTAATGATTTAAACTGTAAACTGGTGCCGGATTTTTGTGCAAAAACGCCTGTACCCGTGCCCAAGTTGGCCGCGGCAGTTGTGTCAGTGGTGTTTAATAGGTCAAAATTAGCATTTACTTTTTCAAAAGCCGTGCGTAGATCATCACCTAAGCCGTCATTTGCGTAATTTCCTATGTTTATTGTTTGTATGGGCATATTTTATCTCTCTAGTATATTTACCGTTTTGTTAATATCCAAATCTCGTCTTGTATGTGGCATACAGCGACTGGACATTGGCCAGAGTTAACACACCATTATAGACTTTGATAAATCCTATATCAGCTGTTTGTACTTCACTGCCTGACGAACGACTGAACAATCGCAACTGATTGAAACCTCCGCCACCAGCATTGGTTGCAGAAAATGCCACGCTTGACGGCGAGACACTGGTTGCAGAATATAGTTGTCCTAGACCTGTTGAAGTGTTCCAAGTAGCAAAATCAAGATGCCAGAAGAGATCAGCACCCGATGACGGCAGGTTAACTGCAAAGTTAGGATAGAATGTTTGGTCGTGGCCGTTGTACAGGCCCATAAGCCAGTCTTTGCTGGCTTCGCTTTGTGTGTTCAATAATCTACCATCAGCAGTTGCTATGCGTTTGTAGGCCATGAACACTGTGTAACTTTGTCCGGTAACATAGTTAGGACCACCATAGATAACATCAGTGCCCACGTTGTTGCTTTTTCTAAACACCCCACCGTTGGAAGATTGCCAAGTGATACTGCCGCCAGCATTGGCCACCGATAGTGTGTAAGTTCCTGTAGCATCCGAGGTGCCGTTCACAGGCACAGCAGAATAGTTGGCTGCGTCTAAATCGTATACCAAAGTTGGCAGTGAGCTTCCGCCATAACTGGTCATTAATGCTGTTACGCCTGTCATATTATGTTAGTCCTGTTCCGTTGATGTACCAGGTAGTGGCAGCTACCTTGACTGCTGTGGCCATACCATTTGCGGCCAGAGTTCTTGAACCTGTTGATGTGCCACCTGCCAATCTCAGTGTGTCTGAGGTAATAGCAATGGTCACTGTGGTAGCACTTGGTCCTGCTATGAATGTAAGAGTGGTTCCTATTGGATAGGCCACTGAAGCATTGGCTGGAATTGTTATTGTCTGACTGTTGGTTGTTACATAAATGTGTTTACTAGCATCACCAATGGCCAATGTGGCGGTAGTGGCAGTTGCACTTTGCGGCAAACCAAGATAACCCAAACTAGAAGCCGTACTTGATGTGGTAGCAGTTGCCGCAAAGCCAGTGATAGGTGCACCGCTTGCGCCGATGTTCAATGCAGTAGTGGCCGCACCAAATGCATTAACTGTGGTTGATGTGGTATTGAACACGGCCTGCGTAGCGGTACCAACTATACTACCTGGCAATGTTAATGTACCATCTGTAGCTAAGGTCAAAGTTGCCTGGGTACCAAAACCAGCTCGTAGGTTAATTTTCTGATAAGGACCGCCAAAGATATTTAATGCACTGTTGGCACTGTTGACTCCGTAATCAACTGACTCAACATAAGCATTACCACCGGTGTTTAGAATTAATTTGCCGCCGTTAACTATAACACTACCAGTACCGTTGCATTCTAGTTCAAGATTGGCATTGGATACTGTTGTGCTGATTCTATTGCCCACCACAATGATCTGATCAGTGTTGAAACGTTCAGCAGTGACACTATTGCTGTATGAAACTTCTTTGGTGCTGGCGTTGTATTGTAATACTCCGCTGGTAGCACTGATATTTCTAATTGGTGCCACTGTGAATGTGTTGGCAGTGGTTTGATTTAATGTTGCACCAGTGGCATTTATAATAATAGAGTTGGCGGCTTGGGTGGTCTCGCCAGCACTCATACCAATGGCCACTGCGTAACTGCCTTGTGTACCATTACCAGCACCATGGCCAATGGCCACTGCATAGTCACCTTGATTAATGTAGCCAGCTGAGTCTCCAATGGCCACTGCTTTCTCGCCTTGATCTGTCTCGCCAGCACTGGTACCAATGGCCACTGCATCAGCACCCTGTGAGTCATAACCAGCATTTGTACCAATGGCCACTGCTTCACCACCTTGTGAATTTTGTCCAGCTTCATAACCAAATGCTATAGCATTACCAACAGTGTCTTTCAATATCGTATTGTTGGGCAATAGCAACCTACCATCCGTGCCAAAGGTCCAACTTTTAGTGTCTGCTGTTATCTTTATAGATTTGTTACCAGTAATCAACTCCATACCAGTGCCTGGATCGCCAGCGTTACTGTAGCGTATCTGAGGATAAACATAATCACCAGCATCCGGAAACCTCAATGTCCTATTACCCGAATCTAAACCCCATTCGCCAGCGTTTGTTTCAGTTCCTGCAAAAATAATGCCAGAAGCTTCTGGCAACTTGATAGATCGTGGATTGATCTTAAAGGCTGTTGCAAGGACAGGGCCGGATGCGTAAGAAAGGTTAACAGTCAGTGATTGATCTTCAGGTATAGTAATTCCCTTGCCAGTTGAGATGGTATTGTCTGGGAATGTTAAACTGCCATTGCTGCCGAAGGTCCAGTCATAGCCGCTGTTGCTGATTTTACCTGTCGACGGCAAAGTCAATATACCATCTTCACCAAACTGCCATCTACGCAGTGTTGAATCTGTCAAGTTGATGTCAATGTTGACGTTGCCTTGGCTCTTGATATCGCCTGGAATGGTCAATGCGCCATCCCCTCCAAAGGTCCAAGTGCCACCGGCTTGAATCACAACATCACCTGCCAATGCGCTTGCATCAGCGGCACCCGAAGTTAGATAGATAGTGCCACCATTAAGGCCATTACCTGTGCTGTTACCTGCATTTATGGTTACATTACCACCTTCCGCACCTAGGTCAATATTGCCACCGTTATTACCAGCATTGCCTGCACGAAGTGTAAGATAACCGCCGTTTCGTGCAGAGTAAATACCAGAGGCAGCACCGCCATTTCCGCCATTAATGGTGACGAATCCACCGTCCCCACCATTATCGTAGCCGTCACCCGCGCCGCCGTCGCCACCACGTATTTGAACATCGCCGCCAGTGGCATCACTACCTACAGCACTATCACCAGCATAGATATTGATGTCACCACCTTCTGAGCCAGAATCTCCTTCACGATCACGAGCTTGTATCAGTATGTCATCGGCTGAATATAAGTTGATATCTGCGGTGTTGCCCGAATCACGGTTGTTAATCTCTATGGTATTATTGCCAATGATACTGCCAGGAATAGTTAACTCACCATCCTCACCAAACTGCCATCTACGCAGAGTTGAATCTCCGAGATTGATTTCAATGTTGATGTTGCCGTCACTGCGTATATTACCTCCACCACTCGGCCATTTCAAATCACCAGGCAATGTTAAACTGCCATCTGTGGCAAACTCCCAATCCTTTCGAGTACCGGTACTGTTGGCAGATAATCTCACACCATGTTCGGTTGAAGACAAAAGCGCCTCGCCACCTATGATGTTGATATCACCGCCTTGAAAGCTAATAGACACTCCGTCATCTGCTGGGAAAGTTACATATGGTCCTGCACCACTTACAACTAATGCTACCTGATGAGCACCGTTAACTAAACTTGAACCACCTGATCCTGTAATAGTAATATTGCCTTCTGCATCACTGGCTGTAGTAACTGTGCCAGCACCTATGAACTTGATTAATTCGTTGTTGCTGATCACTCTCTGTGTGGAATCATCTGCGGCCACAGAGAACTGATATGTACCTGCAATGTTGGGCTTGTTGGTTAGGTCAGCATAGCTGCCACTGAACAGAGTTGGCTTGCCAGTTAGATCAGCATAAGCACCTGTAGTGGCCACAGCGGACAATGTGGGCTTGTTTAATATAACTCCCATGCCATTTGCCGCAGTCCAATTGCTTTGTACTTGTGCCGCTGGTATAGTTGGTGCACCACTCAATACTGAATATGGAATGCTACCGTTGATACCATCAACTAACAGCGTACTATCATCTGCAAACACACTGC